AGGATCCCCCCACCCCCCGCTTGATGAGATGATTTATCGAAGGTTGTGTCACCCCAACCCGGCGCGCCAACTCCGCCTGCGAAATACCGACGACCGTCAGACGCTCCGAGATTCGATCACCTAAGGCCATAGGGCAATCCCTATTACCTTAGTAATAACTTGCACCTTAGAAATCGTCATTGACTACCTATAGAGATGGTAATAGGTAGCGGACATGGAGCAAGAACCCACCCCGTTCGAAGCACTTACCCAAGCGGTTGAGATCGCCGGTGGACAGTCCGCGCTCGGTCGTATCTGCGGCAAGGCACAGCCCACCGTCTGGAAATGGCTTCAGACCAGCAAGCGCTTGCCTGCTGAGCATGTACTTGATGTCGAGGATGCCACTGGCGTCTCGCGCCACCTCCTGCGCCCTGACATCTATCCGCGTGATCATGCTCGCGGCGTACTGGCTGGCCAGGCGAGTGTCGCGTGCGATCCGCGCCCGATTTTGGACCGAGCTGCCCGTGGCTGACCTCTTCACCACAGCCCAGACGCTTCCTGCCAACCGGCTCGCCGAACACCGCGTCCGGACGCTGCCGTCGCTCGTCTATGCGCTTCAGCATCTGACCAAGGTCGCGAGCGATCGGAAGTGCGGCGCGGTCAATCTGGCCGACGTCGATCCATTGCACGGCGCTGTCGTATCGCTCAACGTGGACGATGGCGGTCTGCTCTACGTCGCATTCGAGGGCATGGCATCGTGACCAAGCCCGTCGCCCCCCTCACCTTTCCGCACGCGATCCGGCGTGTCGCTGCCGTGCTCGACTATCCTGAGATCGCGCGCGTCGTGCGCCGTAGCGCGAGCCTGGCACGCAAATGGTCCGATCCGGCGACGAGAAAGTCGCCATCGCTCGACCAGGCGCTCGCGATCGAGGCGGCATATCGCGCCGCCGGCGGCGAGGGCTCGCCCATTCTCGAGGCGTTCGCCTTCCAGCTCGATGCCGTGATCGTCGAGCAGTCCGCCTGCCAGCGCGAACTCGCTGAGGAGATCGCCCACTTCGCCAAGGAATGCGGTGAGGCGATTGCCGTCGGCATCGCCATCACACAGCCGGGCGCTGTCAGCCCGTCATCCGTTCATCACGCTCTGGTCGAAGCCGAGCAGGCGCGTAGCGCCGCCGGCACCTTCATCGGGCGCCTAAAGAGTTTCCTGCCGCGCGGCGCGGGGCCGCTCGGGGAAAGCGCCGGGGGAGCTTCCGCGTGACTACCAAGTCCAGACTACCACGAATTACCTGCCCGCATTGCAGCAGCCGCACCATCGTGCGCAGCAGCGAACAGGTCACGCCGACCTATCGTGAGGTGCGCCTCACCTGCGACGACGACGACTGCGGGCACACGATGGTCGCCAGCATCTCGATCATCCGCACGATCAGGCCGAGCCTGAAGCCGAACCCGGAGATCCTGCTGCCGTTCGGCAACCAAAACCTGCGCGTCGGACGCACGCGCCCGGCGAACGACGACACGCGCCTGCCGGCCAATGACGAAGCCCCGCTGCACCCTGCACCCGAGGCCGCAACCATGAGCGAAACGAGCTGATCCACGCGGCGTAAGCCGCGCCAGATCCTGCCCACACCCTGACCAGCCGACCCGGCCGCAGCTCCCCCGCTGCCGGGAACGGCCCCCGCTTGCCTGAAAGAATTGCACCTCTCCAATGCGCAACGACCTGCTCATCGAACTGACCGAACGCCTGAAGCGGGATTACAGCTTTGAGGAGAAGGGCACGTACCTGCGGCGCGGCAAGTGCCCGCAATGCTCCAAGGGCCAGCGCGAGCTGTGGACCTTCGCCGACAAGCCCTGGGTGCTTCGCTGCGGCCGCATCGATCGCTGCGGCTGGGAAGGTCACGTCAAGGAACTATATCCCGACATCTTCGACGACTGGTCGAAGCGCCACAAGCAGTCCGAGGCAGCGCCGAACGCCGCTGCCGACGCCTATTTGCTGCATGCCCGCGGACTTGATCTACAGGGCTTGCGCGGCGCGTACACCCAGGAGCGGTATCAGGACCAGGAACTCGGCATCGGCTCAGCCACGGTGCGCTTCCCGCTGCCGGGTGGCGGCTATTGGGAACGGCTGATCGACCAGCCCGCCCGCTTCGGTAAAAAGAAGGCGCGCTTCAGCTACGGCAATTCCTATCGCGGCCAGTGGTGGCAGCCGCCCGGCATCACCTTCGAACACCTCGCGACCGAACCCGAGATATGGCTTGCGGAGGGCATCTTCGACAGCGTGGCGCTACGCCAGGGCGCGAAGCTCGCCGCCGTGTCGCTCATGTCGTGCAACAACTATCCGGCGCAAGCGCTGGCGGATCTGCGCCGCGCAGCCGCCGCGATCGGCAGAGCGCCGCCCAAGCTGATCTTCGCCTTCGATGTCGGCAAGGCGGGCACCGAATATACCCGTCGCTTCGTCAAACAGGCGCGCGAGGAAGGCTGGATCTGCGGAGCCGCCCAGGTGCGGCCCGATGGTGAGGGCGACAAGCTCGACTGGAACGATCTACTCCAGCGCGATCGGCTCACGCCGACGCACATCGAGGAATATCGCTGGAACGGTGATGTCACCATCGCCGGCAGCGCGACCGAAAAGGCGCTGCTTTTCTACCAGCGCCACAAGTCGCAATCCTTTCCACTCGTCTTCGCCGGTCGCCAGCTCTGGGCGCAATTCTCAATCGACCGCATTCAGGCGATCATTCAGCAGTGGCTCGAGTCCGAGGATGACGAGCACGCGCAGTTCAAGAAGCTCCCCTTCCCCGAGCAATGGAACCTCGCGGCTGCCGAGGCGGTCGATATTTCCGAGCTGGCGAACTGCACCTTTCGCACCCTCTACTTCCAGCGCGACCCGAACCTCGAGGAGGGCGCCTATTTCATCCGCATCGACTTCCCGTCCGATCGGGCGAGCGTAAAGGCTACCTTCTCGGGTGCCGCGTGCGCCGCCAGCGCCGAATTCAAGAAGCGCCTCGCTTCGATCGCGCCGGGTGCGCAGTGGATCGGGAGCCAGTTCCAAATCGACAAGCTGATGCTGCGCCAGTGGGCGAACATCCGCATGGTCGAGGCGATCCAGTTTACGGGTTACTCGATCGACCACGCAGCATGGATCTTCGGCGACATCGCCGTCCATAAAGGCCGCGTCTACGAGCCGAACGACGAGGAATATTTCGTCCTCGGCAAACAGTCCGTGAAGCTGCGCACCTCCGAGCGGCTGCTGCGCATCAGTTACGACGCTGACAAGCTCAACCTCGCGTGGGTTCCGCACCTACTCACTGCCTATGGCGCGAAGGGCACTGTCACCCTCGCGTTTTGGTTCATGGCGCTGTTCGCCGATCAGATCCGCGCCGCACAGGACAGCCTCCCATTCCTAGAGGCGACCGGCATCCCGGGCACCGGCAAGTCTACGCTGCTCGAGTTCCTGTGGAAGCTCTACGGCCGACTCAATTACGAGGGATTCGACCCGACCAAGGCGACCAACGCCGGCATCGCCCGCACACTCGGCCAGGTCGGCAACCTCCCCGTCGTGCTGATCGAGGGCGACCGCGCCCAGGACACCCCGCACGCGCGTCGCTTCGAATGGGACGAACTGAAAACCGCCTATAACGGTCGCGCCGTCCGCACGCGCGCGATTGCCAATGGTGGCATGGAGACGTTCGAACCGCCGTTCCGTGGCGCGATCGTCATAGCCCAGAACGACCCCGTCGAGGCGTCGCCGGCGATGCGCGAGCGCATCATGGGCATCCACTTCGACAAGTCGATGTTCAGCCCGGCGTCGAAGTCCGCTGTGGAGCATCTCTCCGGCTTGGACGTCGAGAATATCTCCGGTTTCATCGTCCATGCAGTGCGGCGCGAGGAGAAGATCCTCGAAGCCTATCGCGCGGCCTTCAAGACACACGAAAAGGCGATGCTCGCGCAGCCGGGGATCCGCAACGGGCGCCTGGCCAAGAACCACGCGCAGCTCGCCGCGATGCTCGATGCCATGCGGCTGGTCGTTGCCAACCTCTCCGATCGCGACGTCGTCGACGCCCACAAGCTGATCTGTACGATGCTCGAGGAGCGTCAGCGCACGGTCGAAAGCGACCACCCGCACGTCGAGCTATTCTGGGAACGGTTCGATTACCTCGCGTCGATCGAAGGGCCAGACCCGAAGCACTCGATCAACCACAGCAAAACCAGCGACGTGTTCGCCGTCAGCCTGGTGCAGTTCGAGCAGAAGTGCGGCGATCTGCGGCTGTCGCTGCCCCCGATCAACGAGCTGAAGCGGCTGTTGAAGTCCTCCAAACGCCGGAGGTTCATCGACACCAAGAGCGTCAATTCGACGCACGGCCGCATCGTCCACTGCTGGGTCTTCCAGAACCCAGACCACCTCCCCCCGAAGAAGGAAACCAAGTGATGTTGCACGCCCCGATCGCGGCGCACGCACCTGCACGTCCGCAGGCCGCGCCCGCCCTAGTTACCCCCAACGCCTACCTCAAGCTGCGCCGCGCTGCCGCTGGCCTGACGATCGCCCAGGTCGCCGAAATCATCGCCCCGCGCCAAGCCGATCGCAGCGAGGCGACCGCCTTCGTCGCGCTCGTCGAGGCTGATGGCGTGATCGCGCTGAAGGAAACCACGCTCGAGCTTCTGCAAACGGCATACCCGTTTGATCCCGACGTCTACCGTCAACTCTCGGCCGAGCCAGTCGAGCGTCATCCGCGCATCTGTCGCGGCTGTGGCTGCACCACCTACGATCCGTGCGTCAGCGATGGGCAATGCTGTGCCTGGGCTTCGGACAGCGCCTGCGACCGCTGTCGCGGCAACGCCGCCCTCGGCCGGGGATCACGGGCATGACGGCCATGACAATGCGCGCCGTCCCCGACGGCAATGGTGGCTTTCGCCATGTCGCGACGCCCTTCGTTCCGACGATCGTCAGCAAGGGCAAGGCCAAGAAGAAGGCGACCCCGCCCGACCCGATCGTCACCAACGGCGAAAGCGGCGCCGAGCAGCTCCGCCTCCTGATCGAGCGCATCGAACGCATCGAAGAGGAGGAAAAGGGGATCAAGGACGACAAAAAGGACGTCTACGCCGAAGCAAAAGCGACCGGGTGGGATGTCAAAGGCATCCGCACGATCATCGCCCTGCGCAAGACCGAGAAGCACCACCGCGACGAATTCGAGGCGATCCTCGACACGTACAAGTCCGCGCTGGGGCTGATCTGATGCCGGGCTACGGTCCACCCCCGTCGCGCTATCCGCGCGCCCGCAAGATCGGGATCGTCATCCTCGCGGTGCTCGCCGCGCCGGTGATCTTCATCGCCTTCCTCGCAACCTTCGATCGGAGCCGCTGATGCCCCGCCATAGCCACGTCCACAGTCAGAATTGCCGCTGCGTTTATTGCCCCGGCGCTCAACGCGCACCGTCGAAGTTCAACGGTGCGCGGCCGTTCCTGACGCGCACCCTGCGCGCCTATGCCCGAGCGGTCCCCCCTTACCTAGTTGCGATGCTGATCGCGCTGATCGTCTCACACATCACGGGGATCCGCTGATGCTCAGCGCCCGCGAAATGCGCAAGCGCGACGATCGGCGCGTCGCGCTGTCGATCAAAGCGAAGCTAACGCCGGCCGAGGAGGTCGAGCTAGCCCAGCTTGAGCGCTGGTACGATTCGACCTGGCGCACGCTGCCGCGCCAGATCGCGGCCGCGCGGGCCAAGCTCGAGCGTCTCAAGGGCTTCGCCGAGCATCTCGGCGTCGGTTGCTGATGCCACGCCGGCGCGCCCGATCGGAGCCTGACACCCCACAGCGCCTCGCGCTCGCGGTTGCCCAACACCGCCTCGCGCTCGCCCGCCTCGATGCGCTCCGCGCGGGCCGACCGCTGCCGGCAGCACGGCCCGAACCTCTGACGCCTCCGGCCGCGCCGCACGCACCCAGCGCCAGCCCGGAGCAAACCTACCGCAACACCGAGCGCCTGCTCGGGGAAGGGAACGACCAATGAAGATCGAACGGGTAAAATCCCTCGCCAAACGGTTCAAACGCGCGCTGCTAGTGGAGAGCATCGACGTTCCGCACATGCTATGCCTCGAAGCGGTCGCCGCTGGTCTCGGCTTCCGCTCTTATACCGCTCTACAGGTCGCCACTATCAACGGCGAGCCGCTGCAATGGGACGCGGGACGCGCGGCCGATCGGCTGATAGCGATCAATCATCTGAGCCCGCCAACCCGGAGGACGTGGCAGAAAACCTTTGAGCCGGTCCAGCCGCTCGATCGCGAGTTCCTGCTCGGCATCTTCGCCGAGACGCCGCTCCACCTCGGCGCGGGGGTAGCTCATGTTTGATCCAGCATCCGTTACGACACATCCGCGCAAAAGCCCTTCGGAGATCCGTGCCGCAGCGCTCCAGACCGTGTTCCCCCTCGCCGAACGCATCACCAACAGCGAGCCGCTGATGAGCGTCTACTGCGCCATCGAATGGGACGAGCTGGACGAAGGCGGCCAGGAATGGATCAGCGCGATCGTCCGCGAGACCCTCGCCTGCGCCGCTGCCGGCAATACCCAGCTCTACAACATCGGCGAGCGAACGATGGCCCAAGTGTTCAACGCCCCTGGCTTGACGCACATGAGCGATATGCAGGCCGTGCTGGACGCGGTCGAAATCGCGCTTGGGCGAGCTGATGCCGCTGGCGCCGGTGCATCGATCGGCGGTGCAGCATGATCGTCGTCCGCGTGGAACTCTGGTCGGCGATCGACGGCCAGAAAACCGAACTCGCCCGCATGGTGATCGACAACGTCGGCGGTACCGAACGGTTAGGCGACTATCGCACGCGCACTCTGCGCGGCCGGTCGGAGATCGCGCTGCACGGAGCTATGCGGCAGGCCTTAAACGAGATGGGCGGAGTCCAGCGGGAGGGCGAAGTGCTTCGCCACCCCCGGTTGCGCGAGCATGTCTGGAACCTGGTCGCCAAGGCTCTCGTCAGCATGGGCTATGGCGAGCGCGACAATCGGAGGGCAAACTGATGCCCTGCGTTCCGACCGATGCGCAGATCCTGCAAGCGATGCAGGCTCGCCCGCACGGCATCATGACCTACGTCATCCGCAATTTTCTCGCGATGGAGCATGGCTTCCGCGATCTGGCGACATCGACCGTTCTCGCTCGGCTCAAGCGCCTGGAGCGTCAGGGCAAGGTGCAACGGGTACCGAGCGGGTATGCCGTGATGCTGTGCTGGGCTTGCGTTGCCGTAGCGCCGAGCGTGCCTGAGCAACGGACCCGCGACGTTGCGATCGGCGACATCGTCACCCGAACCGGTCATGATCGTTACCGCGTTACCGCGCTATACGACGGTTGTGATGAGATCGTCATAACAAACTGCGACGATCCGGCAGACGTTTTCGACATCTTGGAACAAGACGTCAGGCTCGTGGAGCGCGCAGCGTGAGCCGCGCCTCGACCTGGGCCGATCGCGCCCGCTCTTTCATTGCCACGCTCGATGTGCCCGAAGGCGCGACGCTCGCTGAAACCCGCCGCATCTTTCGGGAAAACGGCTGGCGCTTCCACGGGAGCACCTATTGGGGCCGAAAGGCCTGGGGAAAAGCCTGCCGCGAGTTCCAGAGCCGACGCGGTCTGCTGCCGGCACCGCCCACGCCACTGTTCACCTTCGCGCCCGACATCATCTTCCCGTTTCGGAAGCCTCCGCAATGAAAAAGCAAATGAACCTCTTCGCTACGGGCTTGGCATCACTCGCCATTGACGATCGCGTGCGCGCCGCCATCGCGGGCGGTGCTCCCGTCGCTTTCAGCCTGTCAGGCGGCAAGGACAGCGTATCGATCGGCCACGCCACCAACGCGCTGCTCGACCAGCTCGGCCACCCGCGCGACCGGCGCGCCGCGATCCATGCAGATCTCGGCCGCATCGAGTGGCGATCGACGCCGGCGCTGGTCGAATCGGCCGCCGCCGCGATCGGCGTCCCGCTCATCATCGTGCGCCGCAAGGCTGGTGATCTGGTCGACCGGTGGGAACGCCGCTTCGAGCTCGGCTGCAAACGTTATGTCGATCTGCTCACTTACCACCTCACCGGCCCGTGGAGTTCGGCCAGCAACCGCTTCTGCACGGCCGAGCTCAAGACGCAGGTCATCCTCCCCGAGCTGCTGCGCCACTGGCGCGGCACGCAAATCCTTTCTGTGGTCGGCATCCGGCGCGAGGAGAGCCTCAAACGCCGCTTCGCGCCAATTTCAAAAGTCGAAGGTAAGCCCTGGGTGCGAGCCAGCGGGGGCAGCATCATCACCTGGCACCCCGGCGTCGATGTCCGCGAGGACGAGGTCTATACCTACATCGCTCGCGAGCGCCTTCCGCTCGCCGAGGCATATCCGCTCGGCAGCACCCGGTTCGGCTGCGCCTTCTGTGTGTTGGCATCGGCAAACGATATCGGCGTCGCCGCACGCGCGCCGGGCAACCTCGGCGTGCTGTTGCACCTGGTCGACATCGAGGCTTGCTCGACCTTTTCGTTTCAGCCCGAGCGCTGGCTAGGCGATGTCGCGCCGGATCTGTTGCCTGCGTCACTCGCCGCTGATCTCGCGCGCGGCAAAGCGCGCGCGGCCGAGCGTCGCCAGCTTGAAGATCGAATGCCCGTCAACCTGCGCTATGTGAAGGGCTGGCCGCAGCGCGTGCCCTCGCTTGCCGAAGCTAGTATCATCCTGACCACCCGCGCCGCGATCCTCGCCATGCACGGCCTCAGTTCGCCTTACGGCACCCCGATCGCGGTGCGGGACCGCATCGCGGAGTTGTTCGAGCGCGAGCGCATGAAGGAACCGGCATGAGCCGGCCGGTCCTCCGCAACTGGTGCGGGCTCTGCCAGTATCCCGACCGGAAATCCTTCCTGTTTGGCACTGTGCAGGCGGAGTCCGAACTCGAAGCCCTGCGGGAACTTGAAGCGCGTTGGGCGAAAATCAGCCCCTACCCCGCACCGTCGATCGCGCCGCTTCCGGGCGTGCTCGCTTTCCGAGATGAAGCGTGAGCCGGCCGTTCAACTTGGGCCAAGGGTCAGAGCCTGACGGCATGAACCCCGTCATCATCGGCCCCGCCACGCTCTACCTCGGCGACGCTTACGCCATCCGCCCGTTGCTCGGTTTCCACGATGCCGACGTCGCGGACCCGCCCTACCGCTTTCGCGCCGAAGGTGGCGGTCGCTACCGCAAGGCGCGCCCGAACATGGACCGGATCACGGACGAGGCGCTGCATCGCGGCTTCGACATGGCGATCGTCAACCCGCTTCTCTGCGGCGCGGCGATCGTCTTCGCGCACAACGACCAGCTCGCCGAGCTGCTGCGCTTGGTCCAAGGCCAGTTCCACCGCCAC